TTAGTTTCGCAAGTATTTGAACGACAACTTTTTATTTTTATTTATCTTTACTAAGAATTAATCTGCTAAAATATTAATGTTTAGCAAAGATAAATATCCTTTTAAAGGAGTCAACCTATGAATCATGAACAACTCATAAAAGAAATCTCCCAAGCAAATATGGCTTATGCATCTGGCATACCATTTATGACCGACAGCGAATATGATCTGTTATGGCAACAACTTTATACAATCGACCCTCATAATAATATCCTCTACCATACTGCACAAGGTCGGGCTGCACTGACGGGCAAAACCTGGCACAAGCATCCGATCTATGGAACAAACAAAGCATTCAACATGCTTGACCTTAAGCCATTCTTAACAAGGTTTGGCAGTTACAAACTTAGAATTGAGCCAAAATACGATGGCTGTGCAGCAGTTGTAACCCTTACAGATACTGGAATTAACATTACTCTTGAAGGTGATGGTAGATGTGGACGAGACATAACTCACTTAATGCCATACATTACGTTTCCTTTCCAGCTGAGACACTTTCAACCAGTTGAGATACTCATCCCACTGAGTGAGTGGAATCCAGATTATGGAGCAAATCCTCGTAATGTAGTCGCCGGCTGGTTAGAGCGAAAGTATGACAAACCTTCTGCCCTAATGACAGCAATTCCCCATAATCATGGCAACCTATTCGAAGAATATACCTACTCCGGTAGCTTAGAAGCTATGGGAGAATTTCTACTTGAGACATACAATAAATGGTCAAAGATTTATCCGATGGATGGCTTGATGATCAAGGTGGCGGACGAAAAAGTTAGGTTGGTCGCTGGTAATAATGGACAGACCAATAATTGGTCGATAGCTTGGAAGCCTCCAATCCAAGTTAAAGAAACATCAGTTATTGAAAGAGAATGGAACATTAGTAGACTTGGTAGAGTCATACCAACAATTATTTATAATTCAATTGAACTTTGTGGAACAATAAATAATCGAGTTACTGGTAATAATGCTCAATGGATTAAAGATAGAAAAATAATGCCTGGATCTATTATTACTGTTGGTAAAGCAGGTGAAATAATTCCAAAGATATTAGCAGTTAAAAATAATCAGATATTTGAAGATAAAGATTTACTTCCAACTCACTGTCCAAAATGTAAAGAAGTTCTTCAATGGGAAGGAGTACATCTTGTCTGTAATGGTCCAAATTGCATAGCTAAACTGATCGTATCAATTGCTTACTTCTACTCTCAGAAGGGCATAAAAATCGACGGAGTAGGCGAAGGCATTATAGAAAAACTACTTCAGAATGAAAAATGTTATTCAGTTCTGTCAACCAAGCCCTGGGCTTTACTCGATCCACTTAGCTACGACCTTGTACCAGACATAATAAATACAATCGGAGTAACAATTTATAGTAATATCGCTGAACAAGTATTTTCAATGAATAATCAATGCACAATGGCACACTTTGTCGCAGGATTAGGATTGCCAGGACTTGCATACAAGTCTTCTTTGCGGCTTTGCCAATATTTAAGAACCGGCCAGATTAACATTCATATAACTGATAATGCCAAACGCAGCTTTGTTGAAGCAGCTACTATTTATACAGAAGCCATTAAAGAGATGAAAAACTTCTCCTTCGCCCCATTACCTAGTGAAGCGAAAGCAATTTATTGCATAACCGGATCGTTAAGCCAGTCACGAGATACTATGATCGAAATTTTGAATGGTTATGGATATGAATTTTCATCTGGAGTAACGAGGGAAACAAACTATCTAGTCGTCGGTATTGAACCAGGCAGAACCAAGATAGAAAAGGCAACTCGTTACAACATCCCTCAGATAACTGAGGAACAACTTTTTAACCTCTTACGGTGAACAAAATGCTCAAAGAAGAATGTAAAGTAACTGCACGAATAGACAAAGACTTGTATGAACAAGTCCAGGAACACTTCCATCATGGACAGCAAACAAAACTGTTCAGGCAAATATTTCTTTCATTGAAAAGCATCATTAATGGTGGAAAACTGAATGAAGTCCTTGACTACATGTATAAGGGTAAGGCATTAACTTTGCCCGGCATAGAGAAATAACATTATGAGTGATATGGGCTGTCCATATAGAAAATGGCATTGGCATGATGGTGGTCCAGATCATGCATGTACTAAAGATGGTCTTCAGAACACAGCTTGTAAGGATAGTTATTCTGATTGGTATCAATGTGAAGAAGTTAAGACTACAAAGGATGATATGATGACCTTCAATGAATACCAAAGCCTGGCAAAATCAACTGACATTTATCCACCAGACAAAGCTCTTGATTGTCACATTCTAGGGCTTGCCAATGAAGCTGGAGAAGTAGCAGGTAAGCTCAAAAAGATTTATCGTGACAAAGATGGGCTTATTTTACTACTTGATAAGGCTGAAATATCTAAAGAGCTTGGAGATGTTTTGTGGTATGTAGCTTGTACAGCATATGATCTAGGAATACTACTTGAAGATATAGCTACCATAAACATTAACAAACTTTCTGATCGTAAAGAACGCAACAAGATTGGTGGTTCTGGAGATCATAGATAAGGAGATTTCTTTATGCCACTAATGGATCGTATTTACTGTCGATCATTTTTAGAAATGTCATATCCAGAGCAAGCCAGATTAATTGAGCGCGTTCGGACTATGCGAACATCTGCGCTGAATGCAGCACTTGTGAAGTCTCAAAAGATCACCAAGTCTGCCATGAAGAATATTTCTAAGAATTCTGGAACAAAGCGCGGAAAGAAGATGCTGGCTGATCCTACCAAGAATGCAACAGACTTGCTTGGTAAACTTTCAGCAGATCAAATAGAGTTAATCAAAAGGCAGTTTCAAAATTTAAACTAGGTGTTAATATGACAATAGAAGAAATAGAAGAATTACGAAAACATATTAAAATCTTGCAACAAACAATACTAGAAGTTCGTCATGCTCAGTATAATGTATCTGATTGGTATACAAGAGGGGATAGTGGATTATATCAACAAGTATCAATGTGGTTAGAAAAAGGCCAAGTATCAATTGATTACTGTAATGAGATATTGAAAGCTAAATAAAATTTAAACTAGGTTAAAGATATGCAATTATTTCAGATAGAAGAAAGAAATATCTCAGACATTATAATCAAAGATCGCGCTCGTACAGCAGTAGGTGACATCTCCAGCCTAGCCGATTCAATCTCTATGGTCGGCCAACTTCATGCGATTCTTATAGATTCAAATAATGTCTTAATCGATGGTCTTCATCGCATCGAAGCCTTTAAAAAGCTTGGCAAAGAAACAATTGAAGTTCGAGTCTTCGACGGTATTACTGAAGATGATCATTTCTTGATTGAACTTCTTAGTAATATGGACCGTAAGGAATTCTTGTGGCATGAGGAAATAGATCTCAAGTATAAGCTGCACAACTATTGGGTAGATGCCGCAGGCAAGGAAAACAAATCTTGGGGCTACAGAGAAACTGCCAAGAGGCTCAAATGCAGTCTCGGAGGTCTATCTACTGACCTTGCATTTGCAGAAGCTCTCAAAGTCTTCCCAATCCTCAAAGACCAGTCTACTAAAGGCCGAGCTAAGGAAGCATACAAAGCTCTTGGTGAACAAGCTAAGGCACTTCAGCGAATGGGAAGTTTCACCGATGCTGAAAAAGGGCGTTTAGTTGCATTACAGAACGGCACCATGACAGCTCCGATAAAAAATACTGTAACTCAAAATGTATTTGAGAAAACCAAGCAAGCTAAGGAAAGACTTACCGAATTCGATGAAGATGATCAGGAACTTGACGATGAACAAGAACCAATCAGATCTAACATTCAAGTAATTTATGTAGCTGAAAATTATAAAACTTTCCTCGACAAGATTCCTAGCAACTCTGTGGGGATGGTAGAACTTGATCCACCATACGCAATTGATTTTAACGATAACTATGGTAAAACTAATAAGATCGAATGTAAAGCCCAAGATTGGGATGAAAAAGAACTTTATGACTTCTACTTTAATTATCTTCCGCTTGTCTATGAGAAGATGCTTGACTGTAGTTGGGCTTTAGTCTGGACAGGCAAAGAACATTTTATACAGATCCACAACATTGCTAGAGAAATAGGTTTTGGAGTTCAATCTCCTGGTTCATGGAACAAAGTTGGTGGCAGTACCAATAAACCGAAAACAAATATGGTGAGCAATTGGGAAATGTTTTTACTCCTGCGTAAGGGAAATGCACAGTTTAATACTCCTAGCTTGTCATCTTCAATTAACATAAGTACAGTTAGCTCAAGTCAACGCATTCATCAGTGGGAAAAACCTATAGAGCTTTATGATCATTTCTTAAAAGCCTTAGGTAAGCCTGGCACCTTATTTATGAGCCTCTTCGTTGGTTCTGGTAATTGCTTGATTAGCGCAGCCAAAGAAAAAATGATACCCGTTGGATGTGATAAGAGCCAGAAATATATTCCAGAATTTTATCAGAGACTTGAAAATTATCTTGGGATAACTGCTGACGTGGAAGGACTTTAATCTAAAAATGTAGGCTAGGCTAGGTTATGATAAAATATAAAGTAGGCCAACTATCAGAACAGAAAGCTCCCATTACGCCTGGTTCCAACTGTTGCCTACACAAAAACATCGTGCCACTCGAAATAGGTTTTGCCTCCAAGAGCTGGCCGAACGGCTATAAGAATGAGCCAGACTATAACTTTGCTATCAACATCATCAGTGCAAATGTTATCCGGGTTCGTTCTTATCTTTGCTTAGACTGCAAACAGGAAATAAAGGCTCCGAATCCAGGAGCATTAACTAAGGATAGGATATGAAAAAATCAGAACTCAGAAATGTTCTTAATAAATTTGGATATCAATTCTTAGAGCAAATAAATAATAATATTTCAAAAATCTTATTTGAAATAAAACGAGATCCTCGAAAGAGAACTAATATGACTTTAGATACATTTATCAATACTTTAGATGATGAATTAGAATCTAGAGATATAAAAGATATAGAATAACTTACTTATTAAAGAGGGTAAAATGGAAAACACAAAGCTAGTTCAAATAACCTTTACCATTGCTAGTATTACTCAAGGTATTCAATATTGGTTAAACAATGTAGTATTAAGAGAAAACATAGTTGCTGATAAAATTATATTTGATACTCGTGATAACGTGTTTATTGTAACGCTTGATAATGGAATTCAAGTAGGTAAAAAATTATAAGGAACTAGCAATGATCATTCCAAGCATATCAACTACAGCAACTCCGCAGAAAGAAGATTCTTTCGATTGCCTCGCTGTAGAGTGCGCTCCAACTGACAACATTCTCACGGCTGAGATTGCAATGGTTGGTGAAGCTCCAGGCGAAATAGAAGTCCTGAAGAACGAGCCATTCGTTGGCCCGACAGGCTCTCAGCTTAATCGCATCTGTGCAGCAGTCAGACTTGCAAGATACAAAATATACTTAACCAATGCTTGCAAAGCTAAATTCCCTAAGAATAATACCGCTGTCTTATGGACAGATAAAGGTTACCGTCATCCAGACTGGAGCAAGTTGCAGGCAGCCTTAATTGATGAGCTTGCTCAATTTCCTGGCAAAGTCATACTGTTGCTCGGTGCAACTCCAATGAGACTTCTCCTGGATGAACCTAAGTTTGATTCAATCACAAAATATCGTGGTTCTTTCTACCATGCTGAAGACTTCCCACATTTGAAAGACAAACTGGCTGGCAAGATAATTGGTTTGTCTTATCATCCATCTTTCACCCTTCCATACGGGCAGCCTATCCATTTCTATACAATGATCGCAGACTTTACAAAAGCCTTGCGGATTATTGAAGCCCCAGAATTGCTTGTTGACAATGTGGAAATAAAAATCAAGCCTAGCTTTGAAGAAATCATGCAGTTCTATGCATTGATTAAGACAAAGGAATATGTAGCTTTCGACATTGAAGCTACGCCAGAATTTATTACCTGCTATTCTTTGGCTGTCTATCACGATAATAAAATTCTGTCCATGTCTGTTCCTCTAATGAACAATCAGGGCAACTATTGGGCAACAGCAGAAGAGATAAAAATATGGATTGGATTAGCAGAAATACTTAACGATGAAGCAATAGGTAAGATTTGTCAAAATGGAATGTTTGATATCATGTTTACTTTCCGCACCATGATGATTAAAACAGATAACTTTTATTTTGACACCATGCTTGCACAGCACATATGTTATACAGAACTCCCAAAAGGGCTTGATTATTTAACTTCAACATACACTTACTATCCATACTATAAGGACGAAGGAAAGCAATCACACCTTAAGGCTATCAAGAACTGGCCACAATACTGGACTTATAATGCCAAAGACTCAGCATACTTATTGCCAATAACTGAGAAGCTCCTTGAAGAATTAAGTGAATTCGATTCTATGGATGCTATGGATTATACAATGAATCTTCATAAGCCACTTATGGAAATGGAATTCAACGGCATCCTGACTGATCAGAAAGGTATTAGTAAAAGAAAAAAAGCACTTGAAAGAATACTTAGACTTCTTCAATATAAATTAAATAAATTAACTGGTAAAGAACTTAACCAAGGTTCATCAAAGCAAATGATAGCTTATTTCTACGGCCTTTGCATGATCAAGCCATATGTTAATCGCAAAACTGGAGCTATCTCTTGTGATGCTGTAGCCATGCATAGGATAGCAAAGAAAGGAATTAAGGGGTCTGAAGAAGCTAGAATCATTATTAAAATGCGAGGCTATCAAAAACTTTTATCTACTTATTTTAATGTCACTGTAGATGAAGATGATAAAATTAGATGTAATCATAAAATAACTGGTACAGTTTCAGGACGTATTGCTACTGAAAAAACTTACCAAGGTACAGGAACAAATCTGCAAAACCAACCTTATATGTTTAAGTATTATCTGATTGCTGATCCTGACTGGATTATGTGTGAGTGTGATCTTGCTAAGGCTGAAGCTCATGTCGTTGCATACCTTACTCAAGATGCCAACATGATTCAGTCATTCGAATCTGGCATTGATGTTCACAGTTTTAATGCTAGCAAGATTTTTGGTGTGCCAATTGAAGAAGTAATTTATGAAGCAAAGAATAAAAAGGCTGATCAAAAATCTACCATGCGTTACATGGGCAAAAAGGTTGTTCATGCATCTAACTATAGCATGGGACCTCAAACATTCTCAGACAATCTTGCAAAAGAAGAAGTTTTTATGTCTCAGTCAGAGTGTAAACGCCTTCTCGATAATTACTCTGACCGCTTTCCTGGCCTCAAACGCTGGCACAGATCAATTGAAGAGGAAGTACAAAAGAATCGAGTTCTCTACAACTTATTTGGCCGGCCTCGCAGGTTCTTGGGTGAAATGAATGCAGCACTATTCAGAAATGCCTATAGCTACAAACCTCAATCAACCGTAGCAGAGTTGTTAAATCGTGGAATGATAAAAGTAGTTAATGACCCCAGGCTTGGCAAAGATGGCTTTGACATTCGTTGTATGACAACTGTCCATGACTCGTTTGTATTCAGGTTTCACAAAAGTCAGATTCCAAACTTACCTCAGATTCTTCTTATCATTAAAGATCACCTAACACATACCTTTACTTACAAGGGAAAGAGTTTTACTATTGGACTAGATGCCAAGATAGGAACCCAATGGGCCGGCAACACGGCTGAAATCAGTAAGTTTACTCAGGAAGAATGTGATAAAGCAATTGAGAAGATAGGATTCTAATTATGAATAAAGATAGAATTTATTATCAATTAAAATTAATGTCAGAGTTATGCAGAACAGTTGGTGGAAATTATATAATAATTCTTCCAACCATACGTAGAATTGATGGTGTTATATCATGCTATTCAGAAGAATTATTGTCTGATTTTACTTTTAATAAAAACCAAAGAGTTTATAGAAACGAAAAAGGAAGTATAAGATTAACTATTCCCCTTATGGAAAAATTAGGTGGATTAAAAGTTACGGATTTTTGGATAGATGAAGAAGTAGATAATTATTTTGATATTAATTTATATTTGAAAAGTAGAAAGTTAGTCTCAAAATAAATACAATATTACTTTATAGAGATAATAAAATGGGAAAGCCCATTAAATTAGTATTTGCTATTCAAGGAACCTTTTCATGTCGAGGCAATTAGATAATTGGTTAGCCCACTATATGAAGTATACTCAGCGAACAGAGCCACCAGAACTATACCATCTTTGGAGCGGACTAACAGCCATTAGTTCTGCTTTGCGAAGAAAGTGCTATTGTAACTGGGGAGCACTTCGTGGTTATGTTTATCCTAACTTATTCGTATCTCTTGTCGGGCCGCCTGGGGGACGGAAAGGCACAGCCATGAAAATTGCAAAGAGCTTTGTACAGAAACTAGACGTTAATATCGGTGCAGATTCACTAGGCTCAACCCAGGCACTGTACAAAGAACTCATGGACAGCGAAGATACTTATGTTGATCATGCTGGGTTTACTCGCAAGCATAAGAGCGTCTCAATCTGGTCAGAAGAATTTCAAGTCTTCCTGAACGACAGAGATCAGATGCTTCTCGCATCCCTGACTGACCTATTTGATTGTGCAGATACTTGGAAGTATAAAACCCTAGCCAGGAAGACTGAAGATATATCCAATTGTTGGCTAACGCTTTTTGGCTGCATAACTCCTAGTCTTTTGCAATCTAAGCTGAGTCAAGATGCAGTCGGTGGGGGCCTGATATCTCGGATTATTTTCGTAGTTGGCCAAGGACCCAAGCAAAGAAGAGCCTTACAGTTCTTGACTGAGGAGGAGGAAGATACACAAAAAAGGTTAGAAAACGATCTGCAGGAAATTGCAAACCTATCCGGACAGTTCACCTTAAGTAAGGATTTTCTCAAAACTTATGTTCGTTGGTATGAGCAAGATTATGACGAATCTGGAGTGCCAAGCGAGCGCTTTCTTGGTTATAATCATAGACGACCACTTCATTTGAATAAGGTCTGTATGCTTGTTTGTGCTGCCGAGTCTGATGACATGATCATTACGGCTGAACATTTTGAGCAAGCCTTAGCAATAATGCAAGCAACAGAACTTGAGATGCCAAACGCGTTCTATGGTTTAGGCTTGTCCAGTCAGGCTAACATCTATGCCAAGATACTTTCATTCATTGATAGTCACGAATCTTTTGAGTGGACAGAACTGGTTAGGAACTTTCACCTAGATGTAGATAACATTCCTCAGTTACGTGGCTATGTTGAAATGGCTGAACAGTCTGGAATACTCAAAGCCGAGAATTCTGCTACAACTTGCATGTATACCACCATTCGTAAGAAACAAAAGATTCGTGATCCAACATATCTTGATAGAACAATATTTAGATTGATAGATAGAAATGTTATTAAAAATCAAATGGAGAAAAACTAAATGACAGATAATCAATTAGATATACTAGTAGATAAATTAGAAGAACTTAGGTGTTGTCTTATTGATATAGAAGAGGCTATAGAGAAAAAGAATAATTCAAAAACAGATTTTATAGTGATTAAAGATTTTAAAAAAGTATTTTTTGATAGATTAGAATTAAAAACTGGTTGTGGAAGAAATGAAATTAAAGCAATTGTTGAAGAAATTTTAAATTAATTGGAGAACTAAATGACACCAGCTACAAAAGTATTATTCTTTGACACAGAAACCTCAGATTTTATTAAAAAAGCTCTGCCTGCCAACGATTCTGAGCAAGCCTGGACAGTACAGATTGGTGCAATTCTTGCCAGCCAAGAAGAAGAATTTGATCAAATGAATGTTATCATCAAAAGTAATGGCCGATCAATGAATTATTATGCTCAAGAAGTGCATGGCATCACAATTGAGCGAGCCGACCAAGAGGGTATTGAGGAACTTGAAGCTGCTGAACAATTTGGTTTAATGCTCAGACAGGCAGACTTGATTGTCTGCCATAACTTTTCTTTTGATTGGAACTACGTTTACCAGATGATGGAACGCAATCTTGATGCCTTGTCAGACCTTGCGCGAAGTGCATTTTATCTTGATCTTCCAAATCATTGTACCATGAAAGATAAGGCTGTGGTAAAAATGTGTGGACTGAAAAACAAGGCTGGCAGGCCAAAATGGCCCAAGCTAACCGAGTTGCATGAACACTTATTTGGTGAAAGATTTGATGGTGCTCATGATGCATACGCAGATATCAGTGCAACTAAGAGGTGTTTTTTTGAATTGGTGAATAGAGGAATTGTTACTCCTAACCTGAATCAAATATAATTATTAATGGAGTTTAACTATGCAAATTGATCCTTGTCCATCGGAAGAAGATTACGAACCTATTCCTTCATTACGTGCAATTGAGTGGCATAAATTTGCTAATAACGTCTTTAACCATATTGAAACCTATACAGTTCCACAATATGGTGATAAAGGCTACGATCAATGCTCTGAGTTTAGCGAAGCTGACTTTATCACCCAGATGAAGAAGTATCTAAATCGTTATGGAAAGAACTCTCGTGAAGGCCAACAGAGGCTTGATTTGTTAAAGATTGCACACTATGCAGGGATGCTTTATACAAAACTAAGTGAGAAAGAACAAGAACTTGATAAGATAATTAAGCATGAAAATTAGTACAAATTTATGAAAAAACTAACTGAACTAGATCTACAAAATGCTCTTGATGAGTGCGAATTATTACAGTTCAAATCTCATGGAGACTGGCTGGCTGGAATGGTTAAGCGATTGAATACTACTCTTGGGACTATAACAGAGAAGAAAATTGTTAAAGGTTTTCCTGAGCATGTAAAACGAATGGTGATTAAAACTGGCAATTCTGTTGAACCAGAAGTTCCATGCAAAAGCTGAAGTGATTAACTACACCTGGAGGGTGTAACAATGCCAATGACGTTCAAATCTAAAGTGTTGCAAAAACTCCAAACTTATTTACTTTCTCGGGAAGCAGAACCAGTTAGAGATGCAGCCAATGTAATAATTCCTAATGGAGTTACAGCAGCAGCAACCATACAGGCAATTAAAGATTGTATTAAAATAGTGGAGGCTTGTAATAATGAGATTAATTATAACGATTGAATCAAATGATAAAGGCTTAAACTGTTCTGCAACGGTTGATGGAATGGATGCTTTTAATCATGTAGAAGCCAACACTTTTGCTGTAGGTGCTTTAGAAATAGCAAAAGCATCTTTACTTGCTCGTCGATGGGGTGTGGAGATTGGCATGCCTTTAGTTGATCCGCCTGAAGATGTACTGAAAGAAGAAATTGATCCCAGAGAAGATTTGCATAATGATTTGATAGCAGCATTAGCTCATGAGGATGGAGAATGAGAATATGAAAATAATCAAACCAAGCATTCAATTTTATGGGGCAGTACCTACTGAATATAATGCATCACTTAAGTTCATCGAGATGGCTGGCAGAACTTGCTATAAGTCAGAAGACAAGATCACTGAAGATAGTGCTGAAGGATTTGTTAAGAAGCTGATCAATGCAGGTCATCTAGCTATGGTTGAGCACTCGAATTTTGTGGTGCGGACAACCTTTGCGAAGAATCACCAGAACATAAAAAATGTTATCGGCAAATATCTTACGGCCAAAGAAGTTAATGGAAATTTATTTGTAGGTGGAAATCTCACCGCTTGGGAACAAACATGGTCTTACTATGATAGTGTATTCAAACCTTTTACGAAAGTATATGGAGACTTATTTGGTTTTGGAAAAGAGGCAATGAGAGAGTATCCAGATGATTGGAGCATTTGCAAGCATGATGAAATCCCCAAAGAACTCCACCGCTACTCAGCAAAATTCATCTGTGATCGGGGAGTCAGTCACGAGTTGGTAAGACACAGACCTTGTAGTTTTGCTCAGGAATCAACCAGGTATGTGAACTACGGCGGCAAGGATATGGAGTTTATTGAGCCAGAAGGTTTTGATGACTGGGGAACTACGGCACGTCATTGGTTCAGTCAACATTGCGCTGATAGCGAACAGGTGTATCGTGCTTTGGTATCATCAGATTTTAGCCCTCAGCAAGCCCGAGCCGTCCTGCCCAATGCCCTGAAGACTGAGATCGTAGTCACAGCAGATGCAGCTGAATGGGCACATATCAGAAAACTGCGAACAGCTAAGTCAGCTCATCCCGATATGCAACGAGTAATGAATATGATGCCTTGGGAAGAGTTCTTATAAAACAAAAGCCAGAACCTACGATAACTTGTAAGTTCTGGCAATCTTTTTATTGCACCGTACCTGTAACCTCAAAATATCTTTTCAATATCATCTCCCGTTGCTGTTGCAACTGTCCAAGCCTTTCCCGAACATTTGTTGTCTGATCAATCTTTTTCAACTTATTAATTACTGCCTGGTTCCGATTGAGGGCAGATTGAAAATTTTCATGCAATTTCATTTGCTTGAATCCATCCAGGTTTGAATTCAAGAAAGTTCGCTTGTCTTCCGAGTTTTCAAGCTGCTTCTTGAAGATGTCTACTTCCTTGCTGACCTTACCAAACTCTTGTTCATTGCTACTCTTCTTATAGTCTTCTCCACGACCGTAGTGCCAATAATAGAGCTTACCACCAATTGGGATTGATTCAACAATTCTGGCATGATCAAAATCAATTGTATCTCCCGTAATGTAAGATCCATACAATTGGTTAAGATCCTTACTGATGGAGTTTACAAACCTGAAGGGAGGCAAGATCTGTCCGATTAATCCAGATCCTAAACCTTCCCTAGTAGTTTGCATCCTTACATACTTTGATGCTCCGCCCATGGTTAAGAAGTTTTCAATCACGTGATCTTCAAACTTAGTTTCTTTACCCAACATCCAGTCTTTAAGTTCATCCGCGCCTGCATTAGCAAGTGTAAGCAAACTTACCAGCTTTATCATGTTACCAATTCCTTCAATAACCTGATCCCGTTCGCCAGTCTTAATTTTGTGCCAGGCTTCATTTCTGAAAACATCAAACTGCTTTAGTGTATATGTCTTGAGCATATAAAACACTCGACCATTTCCACTCTTGAGATATTGCTCTGACATTTCAGAAAGTGCAACCGGTTGAAAATCTAACAATCTATGATACAACAACATCTTCACGTTGTCTGTTGGATTTCCGGCAAGCAAATCATTTATTATACCTTCCGACTGTGTACCAAAGATTGGCTTGATTTGTTTCAATAATGTCTGTCGTCCAGCCTCAGTGCTAGCCATAACCTTGTAGTTACTAAACGCATTGTTGATCAAAGTCTCCTTGCCGATAGAATCTATTCGTTCCAGTCCAACTTTTTTAAATACCCAACTGACTGCATTCCCTAACGTTGTTCCGTCTGCAAACTCCTGAGCTATCCTTTCAATGCCTAAGTCTTCCTTAGTTATTTCAGACTTCTTAGTTATGGCCTTACCAACATTCTTAATTGTATCAGCTAAGCCACGTGGTGTCCATACTTTGCCAACATACATCGCCCAAGCCAAATCTCCAATCTGAGTCAGTGCAGATATAGGCGATCCCATTACGTCTATGTATGACATATTCTTGTAGGCATTAACTATTCCTGTAGCTCCATGTTCGTGGAATCTCGCATCAAGAATATCTCTAACTACTTTTTCATCATCTGCTTGAATTCGACCAGACATTCGCAAGTCATTAATATATGTTCCAATATTCTCAGTATAGTCTCTTTGCAGTTTGTACTTATCCAATTCTTGTTCAATCCTAATTAGGTCGCCTGAAACATCATCTATGCGTGCAGTATTGTTGGATTTTTCATACTCTGTGAGCATTACCTGCTTTCGTTTCTTCTCAGCTTTTAGGCTTGCTATTCTTTCTGGAACCTTACCAAAGAACTTCCGTGCTTCTATTTTCTTTGTCATACTATAGATGTATTGCATCAATGCTGCATCACTATCCATGTAAAACTTATTCAACTCTGGCGGAACAGTTTCATATTGCCTGGCTTGAATGTTGCCTGGGCCACCAAGTCCGAGGTTCCTCCCTAGTATTGTGTTGCTTGCAATATCTGCTGCCTGTTCAGGATATTCAATCTCAAACTTTTCAACTGTCATCCCAAGTTTGTCTGCATAAACTTTGATTGCATCAGTAATAACGGGGCGTTGAGAAATTCCTTTAGTTGCTTGCAAGAATCCTTCCTGATCCTTGATTACGCGTGGCCAGTATTCTTCGATAAAACCAACATCATAACCAACATCAATTGCATCCTGACGAATCTGATCCAGGACTGATCGCAGCTTTTCTTGATCAGCGATCATGTTATATTTTGTTGCCAGCTCTTTTATCTTAACCTCGTCTGAATTACGTCTCGCTGCATCCCAAACAAATTTGTCTTGCGGACTCATTTGTTTAGTCTTTTCTAATAATGGATGTGCAATTCGTAAAGCAGTTACAATCTTTTGTGAAGTTCGAAAATCGAGGTTTCTAATCTCTGACCGAAGCATAGGATCTACATTTTTAAGTCTAGTTGATATAGATCCCAATCCCTTGTCGATGAGTTGCTTAATTTCATGTCCACGCATACGAAGCATCTGACCAATTGTACGTACCAAACTATTTCGTTCGCTGAACATTTGATGATAAACATCATCACTAATCTTCTGAGTTGGGGCTTCACGAACCTCGAACATCGGCATACCTTCACGGAGTGCCTCAGCTTTCCGCTCATAAATCTTTCCACTTTCTACTTCACGAGCCAATCCCGATACTGTTTGCTTGCCAAAGCTTAACATCTGCTGAAAGAAGTCCATTACTCGTTGAATCACTTTACCAAACGCAGTGTTACGATATTCAGCTCTGTTGACCATAATCTGAGCAAACATGTTCGCACGATTCTCAATCATACGCTGCTTCTTATTCTCATTCTCACTCTTCTTTGGATCATTATAAGTACTCAAAGCAAAGGCAAGCTTACCTGCCTTCCGCAGCTTGTTAAACTCTCTATTAAGCGCGCTATCATCTGCTTCTGTAATCAACCCCAGGTTGTCAAGGACATGCTTGTTTTCATGCCAAAGAGTCTTATTGTCTGCAAAGTTTTCATCAAGAAGAATTTCATTGCCAACAGTAATTCCAAAGATACTTTTACCTTTTGACATTTGACCAGTTTCAATTGCTAACTTAATAAATCCTTCGCCTGCATTTTGAATACTATTGATTGTTAAGTCTTGTCCATTCTTGAACTGAATAGCTACTGAACCATTTTCATGTTGAGTAACTGTTTGATTTGGAAAAGTCTTTTTAATGTCTTCAAGACTTACTTTGCCTAATGCTTCTTGATTTTCGTTTACTTGAAACTGTGGAACACTACCTACTTGCCGTTCATTAGTGAACCCACTCGGCAAACCTCCGGGCAAGTTTCTAGGAACCTCAGTTTGAACTGCCTGCCTATTTACTGACGGAACATCTCCGAGGTCTTTAGCAATTTGTTGAAACCATGCCTGACGTTTATTTTGCTCAGCTAAAGATGGAACAGCATTTTGTTTTGCTTCACTTTGTACTGTAGTATCACTCTTAACATTATTTTCAATTTCATTAAGTTTAGTCTCAAAGAACTTACGCTTCATATAAGCCTCAGTTCCAGGAGTCATTTTTTCACGAGCTACTTCTAACTCACCTTTAACTTCTTGCCAATAATTTTCAATAATACTTCTTTCATCTGGACTAAACTTTTGATTAAGAAAACTAGTTATTTGATTTTGATAATCACTAATTACTCGTAATTTTTCAAGATCTTCTGGAGTTGTTGCAACTTCCTGAAGTAAACTTTGTTTTCTTTCATTATCTTTAATATCATTTATTTCATTCACATAATCAACAATACTATTATAGCGTTGATTAATCACTCCTTGGTCTTTCAACTCATTAAATCTTGCCTGCAGATCATCAGCATACTGACTAGCATTTTGTAAAATCCTTTCACGCTTAGGATCTACTTGGTTTTCTTGAGTCTTAAGATTAATTATTTCATTATAATAATCAGTAATATCTTTTGCAACTTTTTGATCTGGCAATGAATTAATAATTTCTGCAGATTCAGCAGTATCCTTCTCAAATCCTACCTTATCACTTTGATTACTATTAGCAGTTCCAAAAAGCTCCTCAAGATATTTCTGCCTACCATCTCTAGTAGTGTATGGTGCAAAAGCCTTCTTAACCTCAGGCGTTTCTTTATCAAGTAACTCATTACGCCTTTTGTTCAATTGAATAAGTTTATCTTCAATTACTTTTCTTTCTTCTGCACTTGGTGATGTCTTAGCATCTAATGCATAAGGGTCAAACTTACGATTATATTGTTCAGAGAGAGTTGTAATCTCATTATCAATATTTGTAATTCTTTCATTAAGCTGGCTTGCAGATTCATATCTGTGAGTAGCTAACTTATTTTCAATCTCTTTTACTTCCTTCTCTTCAGGAGAAAGTGCTTCATATTCTTTCTTAGCAAGTTCTTCTTTCTTCTGAATTCCTGAATTAATCCGATCCAGAAGACTCTGCTTATTTTTATTATCTTCAACTGTCTTTCTAATCAATTCAGCCGGATCAACATTTTCTTTCCTTGCCTTTGCTTCAAGTTTATCAAGATCATTAATAAGTTCCTGGTTTGAATTAATATCAGTAGTTAACTTTTGAATACTTTTATCAAGTTCGTCATCTTTCAGATTGAGAATATTTGCTGCCTGCCTATCAAGTTCTAACTCTTGTTCAGTCTTTTCAGCTGGCTTATCTACTCCTGGAAGTAAATTTGCACCACCACCCATCACTCCACCAAGAATAATAGCTTGTGCAGCTCCTTCAGGTACTCCCTCCATCAAAGGCTTATCAAGAGCTGCATTAGTAAATATTGTCTCTTGAATAGTTTGTGGCAATTCCTCAAACACACCTTCAGTTATACCACCACCAATAATAGATTTCACAACACCTTTAAACCCTTCTTTCTTAGCAGGATTTAAGCCAGAAATTACCATTGTATCTATATCAGCAAAACCAAGTTTCTTGGCTAATGAGCCACCGACTATACCAAATGCTGATGTACCTAATCCTGAAACTACTGCAAGTGCAGATTGTTTAGCAGTCAAAAGATCATCAGGTGTTGCATTTCTTATTTGCTCTGCAGTTTGTCCAGCAGATATTGCCCCCTCACCAACTGATCCAGCAGCAATAGCAGATCCAGTTTTGCCTAATGCAGTTACGGCCTTTGGTAATAATTTGCTACTAAGAGCAAGAGCACCACGACCTAATACACCACCAGCAGCAACAGATGGCAATGTTTCAACAATACCATGAGCAATAGTACTTGGATTTTCCAACATTGCTTGAGCTGTATCAACAAAGCCTTTTGCCTCATCAACCTTTTTATTTGCTTCTTGTTGTGCAAGAGAATATTCTTCAGAAAGATCTGCCTGCCATTCTTCTGGTTTTATTCCAATATACTCAAGTCCACGACCAACTCTTCCACCAGTTGGAATATCAGCAAGCCCCACAATTCCTTGGCCTGCACCAATAACACCTTTAGCAAGAGACACACCAGTGTCTTTTAATGTAGAGCCTAAAGTACGTTCAGGCTTTTCATCAAATTGATCAAAAGGATTTTCATCTACAGGATCAAATTGATCGAAAGGATTTGTACTCATATTTATTTCCTATATAATTTATTACTGTAGATTATTTTATTGTTGCCCAAGAAGGCAAGTAGCCATATTTTGCTTTGAAATTATTTGCTTGTGACGGATTTTCTTTTAAAAATTTAATGGCAGGATGATTTTCATCAAGTTGATTTACTGCCGTTTGATTAGGTGTATCATTAACATATCCAGTACCTTCAGCATTTGGCATTTTAATTACTTGTCTCTTAGTCATCCCACTAGGATCATTCGGATCTGGCTCTTCAATTACTAAAGGCTTTAATGGGTTTTCTTTAACTGGAGGATTCTGCAATACTTGTCCTTGAATATCACGTAACTTATTTTCTGCAATAACTCCTTGCTCATATATTCGATTTTTATCTTTATCTATAGCAGCTCGTTGTCTTTGTTCTTCAAGATTAACTAAATTATTCTCTCTTGATTGTTGATTAGCTAAATTTTGTAGCAGAATATCTTTATGTGTTTTCCATCCCATAGGTGTAGGTGGTGTATTATCAATCTTAGTAACGCCGAAATTCTGACCTCGCGGAGTGTTCATATACTTTTCATATTGTGCCATCTGTCCAGTCGGTGCAACAGGATTTTCTAAGAATCTTTTCCTTGCTTCCGGAGATACACTAGAATCAAATGATACATCCATATTGCCAACTCGCTGAGGACCATTTGAATTTATTTTTCCTAAATTAGTTCTAGTTTGAGCATCTTTATTTCCTTCAAACGAAAGAGTGTTTCCACCAATATCATAAGTAGTTATATTTCCATTTTTTGCTGTAGTCATTGCCCCTAACTCTGAATCTCTTTGTGCATTAGGAACTTCATTAATCTTAGGGCTTTCATTACTTACTGAAGGTAACATATTTCTTTCAACTACTCTAGTTCCTTGTCCAATCCTATCAGGACGAGAATTAATATCTTTTAAACTATTTTGATTTGTTTCTATCACATTAAGTTTCTGATCTTTCGGAGTTACCTCACCAGTAATGGCAGTTTTTCCAACATCAGCAGCAGCATTAATCCAAGGAGCAAAAGGCTTATTAATTGGATCAATTAACATTTCTTTTAAGCCAACTGCAATATCACCAGGAGCTCTTCGTAAGCCCATTCCAGCAGCACTCATCACTCCGCCTTTATCATATGCATCGCTTATCAATCTGCCAGTTTCTTGTCCACGTTTAGCCCCAGGCATTAGATTGGCTACATCATTCAAGAAAGGCTTCTTTCTTTTCTTCTCTTCTTCAACTGCTGTTTGAAAATCATTAAACATAATCATTCTCCCTGAGTATAAATTGTTTTCTTAATAATCTTATTCGTTTGTGTCCATAATGGTGAATCATAATCTCCTTCACTCGGCGTTGATATAGTTGCTGTCACTGTAGTTGTATTAACAGTAACATCATCGTGCCAAGTAAACTCATAACCTGGAGTTCCTTCACCTGGACCAGGATCTTGATGTACTGGAATATTTGCTTGGTCATCATATATGACCAAAGCTGGATTAGTAAATACCAATCCCATTTGATTACCAATAAATCCTCCGCTGCCAGGAAGTTTAGCTGTAAGTGGAGACTTATCAGCAATAATTGATCCAGCAAAATAAATATCTGCACCTACAGCCCGAATTGCTCTAGGAATAACTCCTGTATGTCCAGCAACTTGTGCTTGTGTAAGTTCAAGGGCCATGTGTTTTTTCCAAAGAACATCTCCTGCTTGTGGTGCTAATGGATTAACAGAGTCAGATTTTTGGAACTTAATTATATATGCACCCCAGCCATCAGTTCCATTAGGAAAACTTGGAAAAATAATATACACTCCATCGAAGGCAACATCTAATTGAGTAACACAAAGAATGGCATCAGCATCATCGTAGTATTGAACCTCTGCAAATCTTTGCCATTGCAATGCACCAGCAGAAGATACTTTAGAAAGATGAAAATGCCACCAACCACTATCAGTAGCAATTTCAATCTTTGTCATTGAAGCAAAATAAATATCTCCATTACTGTCAATAGCACATCCCCTGATGTTCAGTCCGCTCATGCTAGTTCCTACACCATACCAACCATAAAGCCCATTAGCTTGTAAAAACCTGCCTTCAAGAACTCGATGCCACTGAACAACTCCACTATTATTAAGTTTAGTCAAGAGTCCCATTGGATGAATTGAGCTAGTTGTAGGCTCTTGAATGCTTCCACCTATAACAATATCACCTGTATACTTGACGGCAACATCATATGGATTAACCATATTCTGTACAGTTGGATCACCATTCTCATCAAGCAAACAATCACCAAGTTGTAAAGTCCATCCTAGTGTTCCATCATATTGCAATGACGCAACATAAGCAGCATTATAAATTAAAGTATAACTCTCATCATATGCATCATGTCGACCAATCACTACTGCATTACCAGCAGCATCAGCATCAACTCCCCAACTAAATAGATCATCAATTCCAGTATATCCAAGAGAAAATCGTTTCTTCCATTTAATTGTTACGCCATCAGTGGCATACTTAATCAAGCTCATATCATAACAATTATCATCACGCAACTTATAAATATCTGCTGTGACATAAACCCCACCATAATCAGTATCAAGTTCTGTCGGAACAGTAGGATCAATTGCAACGCCAGTTCCTGACTCATTACGATTCACTCCACTCAACAATCCACCTTCCAATACTCGACGACGCTGAAACCATCCATCATTATCATAATATTGAACGTATGCTTCATTTGATAATTCTGACGAAGCATCTGTAAAATCTCTTGTTCTAGTATAACCAACTACAATTACATTACCAATTGGATCAACATCAATATCTGATAATCCACCTCCTGCTATAAGAGTCTCTGTAGTATCTATAGAAACTGATATGGCATACCAGTACCATTCATATAGCTCTTTAATAGTTGGTGGTTTGCCAAACTTCTTTTCAACTAAAGGGGTAACATGCACTCTTGCTTCATCAAAGCCAAAGACCGATCGTGCCTCAATAGTTACACCTGGAGCAACAGGAACAAAGCGTCTGCCTTGCTTAAGTCCAAGTCGAGCCATATCATCCTTCAGCATACCGACTTGAACTCTAGCTTGTTTAGCAAAATTCTTACCAGTAAATACATCCCCGGTATATGTTATTTTAATAGGAATTGTCATGCTGCTGGATCATGAGTATAATCATGTGATTCAGAGATGCTGGAATGGAAACTATGCTGTTCACTAATTGATTCACTCTTGTTATAATCTTCCGAGCGGCTTTCATTCTCAGTAGCACCAACTGAAGCAGAAACATTAACTGCATTCAATGCAGAAGCTACAGACTGAGCGGCAATTTGGGCTAAGTCATTACTGACCTTTTCCTTCAAAGAAGATTCACCTATATATGCACGAATTGCAGCATCAATCTGTGCAATCATCAGCCTTAATTCAAGATCAGCTTTTTCAATCTTTGCCTTATTATCTTCAACCAAAGCCATCTGACTTGCAGTCAGTGCTTTAGTTTCCGCTTCATATCCAGTAATCTCTGCTTCAAAGCCTTTAATAATTGCATCGTTAATACTAGCCTTAGCTTCAACACCAATTTTGAATACTTCAGATTGTGCCTTATACACATCAAGCAAGCCCTTGTTACTTTCAATGACTCCCCGCAGAACTTCAACCTGTGCTTGGATATATGCTTTCTTAGCTTCAAGAGTAGCAACATAACCTTTGACACTTTCTGAATATAACTGAATAATGATTTCTGCAGAAATCTTGGAATAATCAAGTGCTCGCTGAGATTCTCCATCTCTGGTAGCCCTGATTAATTTTTCTAATTCTGTTGCCTGCTGAAGGATAAAATGAGCATTTTTCTGAGCCAGATCTGCCCGTTCAATCATTACCTTTTCAGTAACATCAGTTTCATTTCTAGCAATTTCTGCTGACGCCTCAAGAAGCTTTCCTTCAAGTGCTCCTTGTGGTTCATCCCACCCACGAACAGAGAAGTATGTCTCAACCTCATTATACATCTTACTGTTAGTAGTCAGGTTCCTTGCAATAGCGCGATCATAAATCGCTTGTTCTACTAATGGATCAAGCCCTGTAGAATCATCTGCCATCGTAGCCAGAATCTTCGCCAACAATGGAGTATATACAGAAGTAGCAAGCGCAGTCTCAGACCATGTGACACTAGCTTCAGGTGCAACCGGAGCAGTACCAGGAGTCAACAATGTTGTGTCAATAGATGGCATTGCCGCCATTGTCGGAGCTACTTCAGAAAAAGTACCAAAATCAGTAATCAATGATGCAAGTCCAGTAGGCAATGGGCGCTCTGGAATAGTTACAGCAGTTGTAGAAAGAGTAATAGAAAGTGGATCAAGAACTGGTTCAGAATAAGTAGTAATCAGTGAGTTAAGTGTTCCAAGATATCCACTCGCACCGTCAAGTCCGACCAGTCGCACCATCATATCATCGGCCAATTGCATGGTCGAAGTCAGTTTTGTTTCTACTAAAGTACGCGTACCACCAATGATGATAGGTGGATCAGGGACATGTATATCAGGAAGGTTCGGAGTAACTGTTGCAACCGGCAGAACTACTCCTGCGGAT